AGCACTCAATTTCCGACTGGTGCCGTTGATAGGGGAAGAATCCGTACTAAGATCCCAGAGGATGTCATGCTCACAGATGCTCTGCTTAATTCCACATTAGGTGATCCTGCCTTTTACGAATGTGCACATAAAATGAGTGATCAAGACATGGTTTCCAGGAAAGCCGCTCGTGAGAAACGCTTAAGATTCGCATCTCCGGGGGAAAAGGTGATTTTCTCGAAAGATCACGATGCAGCCCAACTTTTATTTGCTAGTCTAAAGCAGATGCTTCCTAAATTGGGTACCGTGAAGTTTGATGAGCACAAATACTTCGAAGAAAGGGTATTGAATGAGCAGAACCGTTTCAAAAGGAAGACTCCCATGTTGTTGGCAAACATGTCGGATCGAGGAGCTCCTGACTATGGCATTCAATTTACAAGTGACCCTAACAATTATGTTCATATCGGTTACAAGAATGAATATAAATGCAAACCAGAAACCTTGGGGCAAAATGCCAAGCCGTTACAAACCTTGATTACAATGCATGAGTCAGCATTTCACGAAATGGGTGCGTTATTCCGAGAGGTTACGAGATGTTTCTTGTCGATCATTCCCGACGAGATCTATGTTCACTTGGGTAAGAGTCCCGCTCGACTGAATGAGTGGGTTAAGAAGCATTGGAAAACGAAGAATGGAGGTACCTGCGACTATAGTGCATTCGATCAGAGCCAAGACATAAGTGTTCTATTGTTTGAGCTTAAGGTCTATGAAGCTATGGGAGTCCCACGCGCTTTGCTTGAGAGGTTTAAGAGATGGAAAATGAACCTCATATGTCAATATGGATCATTAGAAGTAATGCGCTTTACAGGTGAAAGTGGAACCATTCTCGGCAATACTTTGGCCAATATGGCTCTTAGCAATTTGGAACGTGATCTTGCTGGTCTTAGGGGGGTGCATTCACCTTGCGCTTTCATAGGAGATGATAGTGTTTTCCATCCCAGTACTCAGCCCCGAGGTACTTGGGCAAAGAATGGGAAATACTTTCAGTTGCAACCCAAGTTGCTGGTACAAGAACCTGCAGAGTTTGTTGGATGGTGTCTAACGCCTGATGGAATTTTCAAAGATCCCAAAGTGTTGTGGTACAGACATCGATTGAGAATCGAACAAGGTAGATCTGCGGAAACCATACTGAGCTACGCTTATGAGGCAGGATTTGCGTATAGGTTACCGAACTTGAGTGAGTGGTTGACCCCTGAGCGCAGCGTATGCCATAGTCAATTGATGAGACATTTACTCAAGAATAGACGTTTCGTTGACAACTTTGGCTATTTACTGACCGGTGATCTTGATGTGCACAATCATTTGGACTTAAGTCATGAAGAGAATCTTAGTGAGCGCATGCAACGCTTCATGCAGAGTTCGAGGAAAGATATTGTGTTGCGATCCGGGGTTAGAGCTCTCCGCTTTCTGGGTAGCATGTTTGACAAATCTAAAAGCGCAACCATGGATGATCACAAATTGGCAATGTCAATGGACCGCATACATGCGGAAATGCCAATCATTCATTTGGAAGAGAGCGGGAATCAATGACCCTCTCAAAGCAATTTTATTAAAACGATTCTACCTAGCTATGGCTCTAACCAATAGCAATGCTAACCAAGATGGTGGGGGCGCCGGTCATATCACTACTGCTCCTACACAGTCCATGAGTTTGGTCAGTACAGTGTCCAATTCTTTGATGCCTTTAGCGTTGAGTCTGTATCAAGCTCAAGCAACGGACTACGGTAACAAATGTGATGACGTACTTAAGATCAACTTTGAAGTGGCCGGAGGAGACACAAAAATTCACACTAAAGTCAAGCGCATTAAAGACATCAAAGTCCTTAAGTCGTTTCTCGAACCTCTTATTGGTGTGGCCATTATAAGAGACTTGACAGTCAACATTAGCTTCTCAGCTCCAGGTCAATTTGTTATGGTGGGTCTTAAAGGGGATGATGCAAGTGTGTCTGCTATGTCCGATATGACAGCTCTTACCAGTATCAAGAGTTTCATATGTGGTAACACATTAACTGGTGCTGTCCCAGTGGCTTTGGAAGAGACGCAAGCTTTCAGTCTTCAAGTTAAAGGGACATGCATGACGGCTCCATCAGCTGTCATTGCTTTATACGCCATTAACTCGTCTGCTGCGCCTTTCTTAGTTACTGTTCAAGGACGAATTGAACGTGCAGGAACCAATCTTCTTCAAGAGCAAATTCCTTTTTGATTCAGGCCAATGAAGAAGTGAATACTTCGGAGGCCTTATCCCAAGGGAGAGATTTGCGTAGAGACACCGACATAAATGATGAAGAGTCCTTTGTAGCTTCCCCAAATCAACCAGACAGTGTGCCGTCCGCGGCCCAGTCATCTAATCAAATGAACGAAAGTTCAAATCAGCTACAAGATTCTACATTGGAATACGAGGACAATGTAAGACGTTGGTTGGTAAGAAATAATGTTACGCTTGGAGGGCGTTTCATATTAGTTAAGAGAGTGAACAGTAGAGGTAAAGCGGTCCTTGAGTTGATCAATTCTTCTAACGAGAGTGTATATACTCCCACATCGAAGTTGGCGCTTCAATTGTTGGGGGAAGAGTACGGTACAGATTTCCGTCTTCAGATAGTGTACGCTGCTGAAAATAAATCTGCTTTCTTTGCATAGTGATGTTACTCCACATGTAAAGAATAAGAAACAATAAGATCCAAATTCCGTTTGTGTGATCTCTATGTATATGAATGCGTCTGACTGCGTTTGTTCGTATCGTTCCGTGACTCGTTTCGGTTTGTTTCTGTTTCCGTTTGAGTATCAAGTTTCCGACTCGTACAGTTTGTTTTGTTTTCTGTGTTAGTTGTTCAGTGTTGTGTGGTACAACCAAGAGGTGGTTCAATAACCTTCCTTGAAAAAAAAAAAAAAAAAA